GCATCTTCACCCATTTGCATATCCGCAATAGCTGCAAAACGCTGTCCTGCTTGTACTACGAAGCCTAAAAGTTGGAATAAAGTAGCACTTGGCTCTTTAAAAGGTAAAATTTGGAACTGATCTCTGATATTTCCACCGGGAGCATCAACATCTCTGAACTCTCCAGGTTGAAAAGGTTGGTCATCATCTCTAATTCTAATACCTCTAGACTTAAATCCAGCAGGTAAGTTAGCTAAAGTACCTGCATCAAGCAATTGTCTTAACGCTTGAGTAGCAGATCTAGATAATCCACCTATCATATGTATCAAACCAAAGCCATAAAAGCCTAAACCAGGTAAAAATTTGTAATGTACGAAGTATTCTTTTCTTTGATAAGTGTCATCATCTTGATTATAGTTTCTATAAATAGATAAAACTTCTCCAGAACCTTCATCAATCGATACGATGTAAGGTAATTTAACTTCTTTCTCTGCATTTTCTTCTTGAAATTCATTTAAATTTAAATCGATATGCATTTCTAAAATATTATATTGATATTCTTTTTCTCCAGCAGGTTTTACACCTTCTAATTCGTTCAACTTATCTTGTATTGGACTTCTTTCAGGTTGTTTAGGTAATAATTCTACATCTCTATAGAATCCTGCTTTTTGTTGTTTAAGCACATCATTCTCTGACATCTTAACAATGTGTGTAATTCTTTCACAATCTTTTAAATCTGTTGCATAATATGGAACAACTAAATCTTCAGCAGGTACAAATTTAGCAACTGCCCTTTGTTTAATTTCATCATAATAAATTTTTTTAAATGCAGATCCTGCTAATGGTAAATAAAATAATAATTGGTCTGTATCTGGTGTGTACTCTTCCATTTGTTCCATCAACATATAATTCATAAAATCTTGAACTCGTTCAGCTTGTTGTGAAACCTCAGTAGTATCAGCACCTATAATTTGAGTTCTTACAGGTCCGTCACTTGGTAGTAATTCTTTGTATGCTTGTGCTTGAAATTGTGTAACTGCTTCTGAAAGAAGAGGATGGGTAACACCACTCGCACCTTGGAATGGTCTTGTATTGTTTACATACTTGAAACCAAGTAAGTCCAAACCTTGTGTGTAAGCTTGTTCCCAATCCCCTCTTGAAACTTTGTCTTTCTTAAAATCTGAAATAAGTTCTTGAGCAATACGTCCGAGAGTTCTCTCGTCCATTTCATCTGCTAAGTTTCTGTAAAAGTCTTCTTCAGGTTCTTCTTGTTGAGGAACTTCTTCCTCGGCACCTTCAAGCTCTACATCAACTTCTTCAACTTCTTCTTCAGTCTCAGGAAGTTCATTTTGTTTTTCTACTTCAGCCATTGTTATGTGATGATAGTTCTTTTATTTCTTCCTAACTTACAGCCTCTAGCCATTACGCCATTTTTAGCTTTAATCATCTTACCTGTTTTAGCACCATCCATTGCGCTAAGACCGAACATAGGTTGATCAGTTTCCATACCCTTTTTTTTGAAAAAGTCATCAACTCTAGAAAGCACACCTGTTTTTTCTTTTATGCCACTTGCTACAGCGTCTGATCCAATTCCTTTTTTTAAAGCTTGGCCTTTCATTTTAGCTGATCCAGCTAAAGCAGCTCCAGCTAATCCTGCCATTAAGGCTTGTTTTAATTTTTTGCTTGCCATGATATATATCTCCTTTTTGTTATAACAGAATTATAATATCATGCAAATATATTTACGACTAGACCGCCTTCTTGGTAAGCTTTGAAAGGTTTATTAATCATATCAGGTGAAATTTTGATAGCGTAAACATCCATATATAATCTAGGATCTTCTCTAAGCATCATTTCAACAGAATCAGCTCTTCCAAATCGATCAGCATAAGCTAAAGCTTCTTCCTTTGTTCTAAAGGCAGCTTCGTGTTCAGTACCTGCTGAATCTTTATCTAACTTAAATTTTTTATCAGCTTCTACTCCTTTAACAATTTTATAAGGCTTATCTGGATCTGATTTAGCAACTCTAATTGTTTTAACTTCTGAATTATATTCTCTTGCTAATCGATTCATCTCTGCAGGTAAGGTTGCAACTTTTTTTGGATCTGTCTTAACCATTTTATCTGCTTTCTTACTTCTTACAGAATAGTTATCGAACCCTGCTTTGCCAAATCTATTACCATAAAATTCTATGTCTCCTAAATATCTTTCTCTTTTTGCGTGATGTAATCTTTCAACAGGTGAAATAGCAACCCATTCAACATCTCCTCTTTCAGCTGCATTCTTAATTGTATTTTTTAAAGCGTGACTACCCCAGTTTTCTTTTCCATATAAAGGTAGAAAAGGAATTCCATCTTTTGCTTGTTTACCTGTAATGTTAGCCATATTCAAAGAGTTTGTTTTTATTTCATTGAAGTCTCCTTTTAATTTATTAAATCTGATTGCATCTTCTTTTGTCATCTTAATACCTTTAACAGCAATGCTTTTCATTTCATCAACGATCTTTTCTATTTTTCTATTTGCAGAAAAAAATTCTATTTCAGAACCAAATGCATTTTTAACTTTTTGTCTTAAAGGATCTTCGTTTCGTAATGCTTGATTGTAGTCAGATTGTATTTCATCAATCATCATAACTTTTTTATTATCAGCTGTTTTTCTTACATTACCTCTAACGTGATAAACTTGATTAGGTATTCCACTGTAGTGACTATTAAAACCTGATGGAAGTTTTTGTCCTAGTGGTAAATCTTTAGGATAGTAAGTAACAGTTTCAAAATATTCATCACCACCTTTGATTCTATACTCTCCATAGTTTCCATACTTAGGCATCATCTTTTGACTATTTTGTAATTGTAGTTTTCTAAATAAATCTAAATCTTTTGCTCGACCTGTAGCTGTAACTGCGGTTATTGCATTAGCATCAATAGCTAAATCTAACTCTCTAGCATTGTTTACAATACCTTCATAATCATCAATTACTTTTTTAAATGGAGATTGTGAAAACTCATCATAACTATCTCCTGTATTAACTCTGTACTTGTTAGTCATTCTTGCACTAATGTTCCTTGCATCTTTTTTAGTATATTCTATTTGTTTTAATAAATCTGAAAACTTTTGTGCTCTATTAGTATTACCTGCAATCATTGTTTCTGGGTTAGCTAAAATTCTACCTCTTAAATCATCTAAACTATTAACTACATTGTTCGTAATATCTTCTGCTTCATCTACTAATTTAACATTAGTAGAAAGTACTCTTGTTTTTAAATTGTTAACAGGAGACTTTTCTACGATGTATAATAAATCCATTTTAGTTAATGGAATATCTTTCTCAGCAGCAACCTTTAAAAAGCCACCTACGACATTACCATTTTTATCAAACTGAACTAAATTAGAATCCCATAACTCATCTCTCTTTACCGCTTGAGATATGTTTTTAAATTCTGGATTCTTTGTACTGAAACTTGCAGGACCTGTTCCTTTAAAGTCGTTAATCCATTCTGTTGCTTTTCTTGCACCTGCTACAGGATGTCTTGCAATGTAATCCCAAAGCGAAGATCCGATACGATTAGTTTTACCACCTCGTGATAATGGATTTGCATAAGCCATCTTTTTTAATTCGTTAGACTTAGCGATCGCTTCTTGTCTGATCTGTTCTTGAATAGGTATTTGTGCTTGAGTCATCGAACGACCTCTATCCACCTTAGTTGGAGTTATAGTTAGTAACTCATCAACTGCATCAACAGGTTCCGTGATCCGTGATACGGGTGTCTTGGGTGTTGCTAGTTTTGATAATTTATTTATGGCTCTACCGAAAGGTGTCCTAAGAGCCACGGCTCCCGCACCTGCTAAAGCTAATCCCGCTACACCCTTCAAGGCGCTCGGTTCATATTTCTCTGAGTATTCTGAAGTAGGTACAGAAGATGTTGGTTCATCTTCTAATCTTTCTTTGACTACGTTCTTAAGTCCTTCTAGCCCAGCCATTATAATAAATCCTTTATGTAATCTTTTACAGTTCCACCTTTAGAAAACTTTTTTGTAAGCTTAAATTTAATTTCTTTATCCAAAGGTCCTTCTCCTTGAAAAGTATCTTTACCAAAAGGATGTGTAACATCAGCTCTACCTGAACCTTTGCCTACGCTTCCAGTAATTTTAAAATTAGTTGTATCAGTATCAATGATGTTATATTCACCTTTAACACCATAATATCTATTTTCTGTTTCGACTTTAACTTTAGGATTAGGATTAAAAGAACCTTTAGAAATATTTATATTAGGTCCTATTTT